ACAATTCGCCGAGCGAGGCGTTTACCACGTCAAGCGACTCAAGGTAGCCGCCAGTAATCTGGAACTCGGGGTTGGTCGTCGTGATGCCGCCACTGGTCGGCTTGACCGCAACGTAGACGTTGGTGCCGACAAGGCTGGTCAGGTCAACGTACGTGCCGGGCGTCGAGCTGTATTCCATCAACAGCGTGGCCGTAACGGTGACGTTGGTGAGGCCGCCGACGTAGTTGCGAGCCGATGAGCCGAAGCTGGAAGCGTCAAGGGCTTCGCGCGCCTTGGTGATGACCACGCTCTTGCACTGGTCTGACAAATCCTTGATGCCAGCAAGGTTGACACCAATGCCGAAAGTGGGGGATGCGAGGTAGGTGGTTGCAACGGCCATGTAGCGGTTCTCCTGTGGTTGGCGGCCGCTGCAAGCCTTGTGGGCAGTCTAGTAGGTCTACGGTGCGACTTTGGTGCGTATCACGAGCTCGTAGGCCGGATAGTCCGCGCCACCGTAACTAACGGTCGTGGGGCGCGCTGTGTTGAGGCCGATTTGCGCGGCTCGAATCAAATCAGCCAGGTCGAGCAGCTGGTCAAGTGTGCGGTTGTCGCCAGTGCCCATGCCGACGATGACGACACGAAATTCCATGTCTGCGACAACGTTGCTCGCCATCTGGATGCTTGGCGCCTCAACGATTGCGCATGGCACATTGATGTTGCGCGGATCGTTGAACACTTTTAGCCCGGTAATCGTGCCCAGCTTCGTTACGAGCTGGTCATAGCCCTCTTTGAACAATGTGTCAGGCATCAGGCCACCTGCGGCTTACCGACTCCGAGCAGACGAAGTATCTGGCCGTAGTTGCCTGTGACCGGGCCACCTGTGGCCAACGGATCGAAGCTGGCGAACGCTTCAGTGCTGCCGCGCTCGCGGTAAAGGATTGCCGCGTATTGCACGGTGCCAAGCTTGGCTGCACCATCGGGCACGGTGCTAGGCGAATCCCAGTAAGCAGCCTCCTGGCGTCGACGGAAAGCAAAAGCATTTGCGGCCGAGACAGCCATGTTGGCAACGTCAAGGTCAGCGCTGGGGTTGGTGAATGTGAAGCCGAGGTAGTCCTCTAAATCGCCTAGGACAATCCACGTGCAGGTAACTGAATACGTGGCTGTGCCTGTGGCCGCAGCGCGCTCCAGGTCGGCTGTGGTGAGCGCAAACAGCACCTGGTTAGGGATGATGCGGTTGTAGTCGTATTCGTAGTCACCTTGCTGGCTGACGCCTGTGAGGTAATACTCAGGCAGCGCCAAGATTTTGTGGGTGGCGTTCCACCCGGCGCCGACACCGGCGATGGTGATGCTTTGACCGACCTCAAATTCGAGGGGCTCCAGCAACTGAACGATGGCAACATTACTGACCACCTGTTTATGGGTGATCGTGTACGTCGCCACCGTTCAGTGTTCCCTGGAGGAAGGAATCAGCTGGATCAGACGAACTTGACGAACTTGGTCGCGTCAGCCATGAAGCCGGCCGCGTAGCCGCGGAAGGCGATGGTGCGACCGAGCGTTGCCGGTACGTCAACCGAGATGGCGCCCTTCTGCTGTTCGTAGAACTCGAAGCCGGCGGCTGGGCCTGCGGCGTGTCCGATGAACGAGCCATCGCAGTGCTTGTCAACCACGAGGCTCAAGCCGAGTGGGTTGCCGTTCCACGACGTTGCGGAGGCGTTGCCCATTGCGTTCTGGCCTGCGAGGCCTGGCGCGCCCACGAATGGGAACACCGGGCGGTTCGCATCATCGACGAGCGAGCCCAGGTAGCCCCAGACGGTCGGCGACACGAACAGGTGCGTCGGCAGGTAGTTGCTGGTGGCGCTGATTTGCGCGGCAGCACCGTAGACGCCTTCGATCATGTCTTTGGCGACGGTCGGATCCCATGACTGGGTTTGCACGATGGCGTTGCGGCAGGTGTCGATGGCGTAGTTGTCGGTGGCCTGGCCGTATGCGATGGCGAGCTGGTTGAGCACGATGCCAAGCGAGTTGGGATCAGTCCAGTCGACATCCTGCTCCGACAGCGTGACGTAGGTGCCGAACGTCAGTTTGTTGACGTTGTTGTTGGCAACCGTGACGGTCGACGGATCAAGCGTGTTGAGCTGGCCGGTCGGCTGTTGCGTGACGGTCGGGCGCACGGTGATGACCGGGCGACGGAACGTTGCTCCGCCTTCCGGCATTGCGCGTGATCCGATGGCGCTGACGAATGGGCGAACGGCGTTCAGACCGTCGTACACCGGCGACACAATCGGCGTCGGCAGGATGCCAGGCGTGTCGGCCGTGGTGATGTCGGGAGCTGCGGCCATGATGCGCGCGTTGAACTCGGCGAACTCTGAGCCACCGCGAACGAACTTGGCGATGTATTCGGAGGCTGACGGCAGCTTAAAAGCTGGCTTCGGCTCAGCGAACAGCATGGTGGGGGCAGCAGCAGGCGCTTCAGCGACAAGTGCGGCAGTTGCTTCGACCTTCTCGGACATTGGTTGTGATTCCTCTCGCGGTGGTTGTGTCGCTGCAACATCTGTAATGGTAGCACCCTTGAACGCTGGTTCCGTCACAAGGCTCAGCTCAACCCAGTTGGCTTTGGCGATGACCATCGTGCCATCGTCGTCATACCGGGCATCGATTACGTCTACGCCAACGGAGACAGCGTCAACAGCCTCATCTTTGATGAGTTCAAGCATGTCGTTGCCTTCGCTGGTGGCGCTGATTCGCGCCGTAAATACCATGCCTTTTTCGCTGTCGACTCGGCCGGTAACGACACCGACAGGCTGGGTTGAGTCGTGATACTTGAGCAGCTTGGGTTTCTTGCCTGTGATCGGGAGGCTGCCGCGCTCAAAGCGCACGCGGGTACCGTCTGAAACGGTGGCCTCAACGCCCCAGGGCACGGCGATGCCCGAAATGGTGCGTGGGGATTCGCCATCCTCGGCGAGTACGAATGTGTCAGCGGCCGTTAGTCGAATCATTGTCATCCTCGGTTTCGTTTGTAGGTGCCCGACCAGGTGCAGCGTTTTCCTGGTCGGGCTCCATCTGTGCTTCCTCCAAGTATGACTCTACGTCGAGATAAATGTAGCGGCCGCGTGGCGTCACGTTATTCATGCTGAGCGTTTGCTCGATGCAGTCGATGTACGGTTTCGCGCCGAACAGATACAAATCTTGTCGCGCTTGCAACGCGTTCTGATACGTCATGCCTGATCCGCTTGGTGCGCCAACTAGATACGGCGGAATATTTGCCAGCCGTGCCATTTCAAGCGCTTGGTATGTGCGCGCTTCAGTCAATTGAAGTTTGCTCGGATCCATGTACGACTCTTTCCAATCGACGTACTGGTTCAAAGCTGCGATGGCGTTGGCGTTGCGCGCAGCTGCAAAGCCGGCTGCCAATTCGCTGAGCTCCTCGGCGCTCAATGGTTCGCCTTCCGTTTGCTTGAGCACACCGGCTGGCGTTTGGTTGCGTGCGAAGCGCTCAGCGCTGGTGTCAAGGTTGATGTTGGTGCGAATCATGCGCGCGCCCATTGACAGCAGACCTTGAATTGGGCTGATGAATTGCACAACGTCATTTGGGTTGAGATCGATGCCGTTGAATGTGACTTGCTTGCTTGGGCCGAACCATTGTGGGCCGCCCTGGTCACGAGTCTGTACGTCAGCGGCTGGAATCCAAGTGAACGTGGCCGGGAAGCCGTTGCCAAATCGGCTGGTAACTACCCAGAAAGCGCGGCCGTAGAAAATTAGGTCATCGGTAGTCCAGCTCATGATGAAGTTGCGTGTGACGTTGGGGTCGGGTTGATAAAACCACGTGTCGTCGGGGAGCTCGATGTCCTCGTACTCGTCATCCATCCACTGCTTGCCGTACTGATGGATTTCCAAGCAGCCAATCATGCCGCAAATCAAATCGCGCGCACGAGAAATGGTTGGAATCTGGATGGCGGCCAGCCGGTCAAAGCCGGTGGTGTACGTCATGAAGTTGCCGACCATGTTGTTGCCTGCGTAGCCGGTGGCAGCACCGACTTGGGCTTTCATGTCGTTAGGTGTTGCGCGCTTCAATGAGAAAACAGCCATCGTGTGAGTCAGTCTAGGCGCTTGATGCAATGACAGGTCGATTGACCATCGGCCTCGGCCTTGACGACAGACCGACAGCCCACACGAGACACCGGGCCAACTCGATTGGGCCAGATGATTTCGTTGAGCTCAATGCAATGGCGCCAGGCGTTTTGACCGCGACAGCGCGACCAACGTGCTCGGCCAGCATCGTTTCACCGGTGTGCGCAACACGGCCTTCGTTGATGAGCGAGCGAACGATTGACGTGAAGCGACAAATTTCTTGGTAGCCGACAAGCACCCTGCGACGTTGCAGATCGGAGGGGCAGTTGGTGTCCAGTGTGGGCGTGATAGCAACTTGCAAGCCGGGATTGGAGGCCAACTGCTGACGGATATTATCCCAAACCTGATTCACGGTTTCGCACATGAACGCGACAGTCGCAGTAAGCATCCCAGCACTGTTGCCGTTGCAACGTACCGCCACGTACCGGCCGTCGTCGACTGCCACCTCGACTGCGAGCACG